AAAGCGCGTAAGGAATCACCAAAACCCTGCGATATTCCCTCTAACGCAGCCTTAGACGTTCTAGTAGACGCAGGGCCAGTAACACCAAACCGAGCTAACTGTGTTGCTTCTTCAGAAGTAAATCCAGCAAAACCTCTTTCTTCTGGGCCGAGAGACTCTGCCTTTTTTTGAACAGCCGCGTTCATCAGAGCAGGACGAATCTGTTCTGGTATTTCGTTAACAGGAAAGTCACGAAAAATAATTAGAGCTTCTTCTATAGGTATTTGGTCTATAGGAGTATTAGTATGTTTAGCTATAAGAGCTTCTAATTCTTTTTTGTTGTTACGACTTTCTTGAGCACCCTGTTCTATTATTTCTTTGTAGTCAGCAACTAACTGAACCATTTAAGGTCTCCTGCCACCCATCAACTCTCCAAGAGTAGGGGTAGTATTGGAAGTATTATCAGAAAGACTAGGGGTGTTTTCTTTAAGATTCCACGACTCTCCGGTAGCTGGTTGAAAGGCATGAACAGCGTGAGCCTCTAACCATTTTATTGTTGCGTCGGTAAAAGTACCGTCGTCGTTAAAAGCAAGATCAAACTTTTGAATTTTACTAGTACTGTCCATACCCGGAACAGAAAACACAGAAGCAGAACTAAGAGTTACTTGCACTGGTTTTAAATTTCTTTTAGCGTCTTGTTCTTTTTTCTGTAGCTGCTTTAATTCTAGGTCAGCTACTTTAGCTGGAGCATCCTTACCAAAAGCTGCATAGGCAGCTTGAATAGCTTCTGATCTATTCTCATCTGTTATAGCAGGATTACTCGAAACCCACTGCGCCCATCTCTGCGCGCCTCCTTCTTCTTTCTTTTCATCAAGACGTTCAGCTAATTCGTTAGAGGTCATTCCAGCAGCAACTTCCGCAGGAATACCTAAAGTTTCACCTATGCTTATTCTGCCCTCAACATCTGTTTCTTCTTTAATGCCTTTTAATATTTCAGAAGGAGTAACACCTACTGAGTATTGCTGCGCCCACTTAGGATCAAAAGAATTAAAGTACTCAACTATTCTTTTTTCTTTTGCCTCTTCTTGTTTCTTTTTCATTACTTGTTGTTGAATACCCTGAGCATTACTTAACGTAGACATTATACTTTCTACGGGCATTCCTAGACCCTGCAAAGACCCCGCAGCCATACGAGCAGTCTCGGGATCTAACTGCCCAGCTTGAGCCGCTTGTTGAATTTGCATTAATCCACCCAACAAACCCTTTTGTTTACGCTCTTCTTCTTCTTTTTCTCTTCTACGTCTAGGTGCAGATCCGATAGCTGTACCCAGATCAAACATGCTACCACCAAACGGGTTGGTTAACTGTTGAATTATCCCTTGACCAAAACGTGCCATTTTGTATTCCTCTACTTACCTAACCCAAAGATTCCGCCTAACAAGCCAGAACCTAAGTTACCCATCATAGTAGCTTGTCCAAGACCAGAAGCAAGAAGCATATCTAGACCGCTTGCAACACCTTCTCCGTACAAACCTGCACCGTACAACTGACCACGTTGCTGCAACTGCGGGAACAACTGTGACGCCTGTTGTGCTGCCAGAAGCTGCTGTTGCGGCAGGTAAGAAGTGCCTAGCATTTGTTGTCCCATGCCAAACTGCTGTGCTGCCTCTCCTTGAGCTAATTGTCTAGCGCCCAGCATTGAACGAGTCTTAGCTTCTTCTTGAGCTTTAGACAAAGCAAGCTGCTCAGGAGTTCCACCGTATTGCGCTGTTTGTACACCTAAACGGCCTTGCGAAAGAAGTCTTTCTTCTTGCTGCAGTCTTTGACGTTCTTCTTCAGGCATCTGACCAGCCCTCATTAGATCGTAAAGTTCCATTGTTCTTGCGCCAATATCGCCAGCGCCTTCTTCCATCATTCTTTGACCTTCACCAAACATCTGTCGTTGAAAAGTCTCTTCTTCGGGAGAAGCTGACATTCGTACTTCACCAGTCACTGGGTCGTAGTTAAACATACCCCCTGTTGTAGTAGTTACCCCAAAAGGTTTAAACTCAGTTTGTTTTAATCCTTCTGTTCCTAGCTCTCTTCCTGCCTCTAGTCCTATATCGCCAATCTCTTCTAAACGATCATAGGCTTCTTTAGTAAGAAGACCTCCACCAGCTAGACCCAAGGCATCTAATGCATTGAAACCTTCTCCAAAGATAGAGCCTAATATATCGTTGATATTCATAGTGTTTTACCCATCAATGCTAATACGTTAATTTCCTGAATTGAAACTTCTGAACCATTTATGTCAGCCTCTAAACCTACAGTAATGATAGAGCCGCCACTAGTTGTATTAATTGACTTACGGGTAACAGACGTACCACCCGAAAACTCAGCAATGTTGTACTCTGAGGTTTGATTAAAGAAAGCAATAGAGATAGTGTCAGCACCCAGTCTAAACGATGCAGATTTAAATACATCGTCTAGGTCATAAGCCCATTTTAAAAAGATTGTTTCTGTACCACCACCAATAATTGTAGGCCGTAGCTTCTTCAAGAACTTAGTCTTGGACGGATCACCAAAAGTCAAACCGGGGCTAACGTACTTAAACCTGTAAGCCTCTCCCTCGTCTTGGTATCCTAAATATGTACCGATACCGTTAGATGTTCCTGTGTATAGAGTACCGTCATCTTTCCTGTGCCACGCCTCAAACTTACTAGAGGGCCAACGAGTAACACGGTACGCTCCGTTCTCTAGTCGTCCTTTAAGATCAAAACACAAGGTAGTGTTTTCAGCAGGAAAGGTAATAAGATAAAAAGAGTTCTCTGGGCTATACACGGAGTTAGTAGGGTCAGTCCTGTTTGCAATTAAGTCTGTCAACTGGCTCTTGATGTTTCTGCTCAGGTCTGTAATAGGCAAGGACTTCTCTTGTATAGCCCTTCCTAAGCTACGTAGACCGCCGTAAGACAAAAACAATATGTCAGTTCCGATGTGCTGCACAGAGTTCCTACAGATGCACCCAAGCCCTGCTACGGTGTCTGTGATAGCCATAGTAGCTGGCGAGCTAGCACCTCCGTAAACAATGATGCTGTGCTCACCAAAGATTATTAGTGAATTGTTGTGCGCCGCTAGTGCTCTTACCTCGTCTGCACCGTCAGGCCACGCTTTAGATATGTCGATAGAGCCGCTTGATCCACCAGTCCAGTCGTGTCCGATAAGCAGGTCAGACCAGTAAATAGTAGTCTTGTTAGACGCAGTGCCTACACACCAGAGTCTACCAAAAGCAGCTAGCGCCTCGTGACAGTACTGGTTTGCACTAACAGACGCACCAGATACAGAAGACATCTTAGTAACCGCACCTAGACTGTTGCTGTATACAAGCGGTTCATAACCACGCTGAAAGAAATAACAGTGGTCGTTAAAGTTAACTATCTTCCAGTTGTTAGCAGTAATGGTGTAGCTGGCAGGGGTCTCGTCTACAAGCGTAGTAGTTCCAGACAGTATCTTGTTGTTGCCTGTGCTGAATACTTTTTCGTTACCCGCTTGATCGTAGAAGTAATGAATCCTGTGAATACGATCAGACCCTAGCTCAGTTTTATCTGAAGTAATTAGGTTGATGCCTTGACGCGCACCAAGACGACCACGCTTGTCAATAATTGCATTGTCTGCAATTTCGGCAAACGAAGGATCCTGCGCTAACGGGGAGTCTTCATCGTTGATTCCCTTAAACGCTGGAGCTACTAAGTTAATGCTTTGTAATGGCTGGGCCATGAATAATCCTTATGGAGTATACCAGACAACTTCGTCTGGGTGCTTCTGAGCGTCAAGAGCAATAGCATCTGACAGGTACTTATCTGCAATAGCAAAGTACTCTGGAGCAGATGTACCGCCTGTTTCTCCGCGCTCACGAGCAAGCAACGCAATAGCCAGATGAATCACAGGCATCGAAGGGATAACCAACTCATCTGTGTCTGCACTCAACGCAGGATTACGCAGGATGCAGTTAAACCGGATAGCGTAAACGCCATCAGGCTTTGGATAAATGTCTACTTGGGTGTCTCCGTCACCATCAACTCCATTGTACGTGTAGTATTCAGGCGAGCCGCTAACGGGGTCTTGATTGAGGTACTTGTCGTTAAACCATGTAGAAGGACGATACTCCATAAAGTTGTTAGAAGTATCGTTAATAACGTCCAGCGCCTTGACACGGTTTTTGCTTCCTGTTAGTACGTAGTTAAAAATGTCAGCCGTAGTAGTAATGGTAAGTGTCGTCCTGAGACCAGACCAGTCCCACGATGTTTCTACCAAGTTCTTTGCGTCATTAACAAAGTCACCCACCATTTTACTGTACGTGTTTTCAGTAACGCTAGATACTTCGTCTTCTCGCATACGTCTGAGTACGCTGTTTACTAACTTTAAATAAGTCATTAGGATAAATACTCCGAAAATAAAGAAGCTACAATAGACGGGCTTGTTGGTATAATAGGCGCTACTTCAGGAACAACATAGTTTAGCCTAGCCATAAAGTTAGATTTAGTACCCGCACCGCCTCCTCCGCCGCCACCTCCTGATGACGCACCACCGCTTAAAACCTGTTCTTCTTCGGGTACAGGCTCGTCTAGTGTATCTTCTGAACCGACCCCCACGAAGTCATCAAAATCGCCGCCTAGCTCTGACATGATGTTTTCTACTTCTTCTTGTGAAAGTTGTTCACCGCCTGTACTAGAGCCTCCACCAAAAGTAAACCCGTCTCCTTCTTCCCCATCTCCAGAAACAACTTCCTCTTCAACCTGTTGTCCTTGTTCTTGGTCTGGTACAGCACCTATAATCTGCGGCAAAATACCTAACACCTGTTCTGTTCTATCAAAGCCTTCTTCAACTTCTTCTTGTTCTGGGTCACCGTCAGGTATCGTATCAGCAAAGATAGAAGTAAAATCTTCTAAAAGGTCTGCCGTGTCTTCTATTCTGTCAAAAGCTGCTGCTTCTTCTGGCACTTCTGGCTCAGGCTCTTCTCCACCTAAAGGAGGCTCAGGTGTAGTTTCTTCAATTAGCTCTACTCCACTATCAACCAACCAGTCTAACAAATCTTGACCTATTGCTACGCCACCTAAAATCATCTCCCAAAGCTCGTTAGGAACTTCCAATGCTCCTGACAAAATACCCTCAACAAAACCACCGGGATCTGAAACTATGTCTCCCAGTACTCTTTCAACCTTTTCAGTAATAGTACCAATAGGGTCTGTAACCAAGTCTTCAATACTTCCTATAATGGTAGAGCTAGGAGGTAAACCAACAGGGATTCCGGGAATAAAAACAAGAAGATTATCGGGATCTAGTATTCCTGCAATTCCCCCTGTTGCTGGGTTTATTGTTGTAGTAACTCCGTATCCGCCGTTAAGAATATCCCAAATATCACCAGAGGGTAAAGGAATACCCGCAGCCTCAAACACACCTCTTATTGCGTCTCCCCATTCTTGCGCATCACTAGGAAGAACATCTTTAATTTTAGACCAAAGATCCTCCCAAGTAGGAAACTCTTCTTGTATTTGCTCCACAGCTTCTTCAAGGGTAGGAAAAGGCTCACTATCTGTTGACTCGGGTTCTGGCTCTGGTTCGTCAGGCCCACCTAGATCAACCCCCGGAGTGCCTGTTGGTTCTACTGCATAAGCAGAGCCATCGTACCCGTTCTGAACTAGTATGTTTTCTAGTACAGGGTTTCCTACAAATACTCCGTTAGCATCTATTACATTAGAGTCTAAGATGTCTTGTATTGTTTCATCAGAGTATCCTAGCTCGCTTAAGAGGTCTCTGATGCTTTGCTGGTCATTAGGATCAGGAGCAGGAAGCAACTCATAGCCTCCGTCATCACCAAAGTATGACTCAAAGTCAGGCTGCTGAGACAAGTACTCGTAAAGATCGGGATAGAACTCCTGTATTTCTGATAAGTCAACAGGCTCTCCCGCCCTGAGTCTTCTAAACAACTCCTGTATTTCTTCTATTTCTTCAGGAGAATACTGTGTATCTCCGACATCGTACTCAGGCCCATAAAACTTATCGACCTGCTCTAGTAACCAATAACCTAAGTCAATACCACCATCATCTGAACCTTCGGTACTGTCAAGAGGATCAAATATCTGATCTGGGTTTGGGGCAGACGCAGTACCTCCAGTTGACGTAAGCATACCAGTAGACGGAGAGTAACCCCCTGCCGCCATACGAGCAAGCATCTCCTGATCGCTGACTTCGTATTGTCTTGACTGTCCTCTGTTGGGATCCATTATTACATAATCAACCATTACTTATTCCTCGCTACGCCTTTTGTTTTTTCAAACGAGCGCATAGCGCCTAGTCCTAACATACCCATAAGCACTGGCATCATCTCGCTCAAGTCAAGAGCCACAAGCTCAATTGAATAACCAGCAAGATCAACAAAAAAGTTCCCAAGAGGAACGCAGATAAAATTAAAACCCATTCCTGTTGCACATATCCACCCAACCGCTGGACGCCATCCAGAAACAAACATAGAAGACGATTTAGCTTCTTCCTTATTAACCTCAATCTGGGCTTTAGCCAACTCGTGAGCGTGTCTTTCAGCCATTGTAGATATTTCATGGGCTAGCCTATTTCTTTCATCTGCATCTGGAATAAACTTATCCAGAAGACTTGCTATTGGTTGTACCAGTAGTTCTAACATTTTACCTCAAAAAGTACACTAAAGCTGATGCACCAGCAGATATAGCTACCCAGAAGATACGCTCAACACCCGCTACTGTTTTGCTGTTGTACGCCACAGTAGACTTTAGTTGGTCTAGTTCTGCTTCCATTACATCTAATCGGTGCTCAAGACGATCAGCACGTTTGGTAGACGCATATATTTTTTCTTCTACACGAGCAATACTCGTTACCGCTTCGGAGAGTTTGTCCAACTTCTCCTCAATGCGTTCTAACCGCTGTTCGTCCATATTTAGCAATCTCCACCACCAAACGTAAAGCCATCACACTCTTGTTGTTCTTCAGAGGGGCGCTCCACGCAATCAGTGTTACCGCCAAAAGTAAACGGATAACCGGGAACGGCATCACAGTAAATCTTTCCTGTCTCTGGGTCATAGTCGTCTGCGTCTACCACATCTACATAATCCCGCTGAGCGTTAGGAGATACTTCCACAGTGTGAAACACACCTCGTCTATAGTCTCCTGTAACCGTCCAAAGACGCTTGTTAGAAACAAACACTTTTTCGCTAGGCTTAACGGTATAAGTAGACCCGTCATCGTACATAATTACGGTATCTGCTATTGCGTAAGCACCGATTAAAAATAAAAGAAATGCAAATAGCTTCATATTAATCACCTTATTACGTTGTGTAATCGAAGTCTAACTCAACCCAATATCCACAATATCTAGCAGCGTTGTATGATTCAATGGGAGCATCAGTCTGGTCACAGAACCACTCTAGGTATCCCACGCAGCCCTCTTTAATAAAAGTATGCAAGTCTGCTGTAGACATATTCGCTAGAGCGTCATAGCTTTTAGACACCTGAATGTCGTTACCACTATTGCTGATTCCGGGAGCTGGCTCTGGGGTGGTTTGCCTAGCGTACCCTAAACTACTAAAAGAGCCGTTGTATCTATAAGGCGTAAAAGCTATGTTACCAGTGTCGGAGCCTCCATCATCGCACCTGCCTCTACAGTTAATAGTGGCTGTGCGTACTGTGGAAATTGTAGCCCCACTAAGCGTAGAGGCTAGTGCAGAGTTCCTAGCGTAATACTCAGGGGGATTTGCCTGAGCGTATAACTGGAAACTTGAGTAACTTGTATTGGAAATTTTACTCTCAAGTAACGAGTCAGAGTCTCCTAGCGTCCCGCCTATTGAGGTGTACTCATCAGCAAACGAGTTTTGGTCATACGTCTGTATATTACTCGTACCGTTAAAGTCTCCCCACAAATCAATAGCACCAGAAGCGGGGGCATTACCATTGCCTCTGTACTCGCTCATGCTAATAGGATTAGTTCCACCGTACTCAGTCTGTACGGTAGACAAACTCAGTGGTTTGCTAGTAGGTATAGCCATTAGGGTGATCCAAATGCAGTTACGTCATCTTTAGCGATTATGGCTCCAGCAGTCGTAATCTTAAACACATCTGTTCCGTTGTACTGAAACACAAGATCACTACCGTCTAGCTCAATGTCCCAGTCACCAATGTTAATAGTGGATGTAGTTAGGTCAGTAACGGTAGTTGCAGCAATCGTGCCGCCTTCTACTTTGTCACCTGATATTTGGTCATCTGCTAGAGTTAGCGTAGCGCCTGAAACATCAACAGTTCCAGTAAACGTAGGACTAGCTAGCGGAGCCTTGGCGTCTAGCTGTGTTTGTACGTTAGACGTAACACCGTCTACGTAGTTAAGCTCTGCTGCCGTAGCCGTAACAGCAACACCGCCAAGGTTTAGCGTAGTGACTGCTGCTGTTGGAATCGTAGCTGTGCCAGTAAACGTAGGCGAAGCAACAGGAGCCGCCAAAGCAAGCGCAGACTGAATAGCGTTAAACTCAGTCGTAAACTCAGCACCCTTGATGATCTTACCTGAGTCACCTGTAGGCAACGAATCCTTAGCGCCGAAATTAGTTGTGATTGTGTAAGTAATAGCCATAACTTAGTTTCCGTCTAATAAATTCTATAGGGTCGCTGCAAATTCAAAAAGCTCGTCCATTTGTTCGTCAGTTAAACCCAAAGCAGGTTGCAACACAGAAACCCAAACAGATGTTCTATCGACTGTGCTTCCATACTCCCACTCAATCTTAATCTTTGTTTTGTCTGGTTCTGGTATTAAATTAATTGAGTCTGCAATTTGGTCAAGAAATCCTCTCTCTAACAAAGCAAGCCTTGCTTGACGCATTGTGCAGGTTAATTCGCTTCTGTACTCATCTGGGGTTCTGTTTCTGCCTGTGTATGTTTGCGTCCAAACACCATCAATTAACTCAATAGGGCCAGCAGTAACAATATCTAAATCAGGCTTTGTTCCGTCTACAAGAGGAAACACATCAAAATCTGCAAGGGCTGCATCTGATGGATTCTTAGGAAAAGATACAGATGGGTTGTCTATGCGTAGTTGTGTAAAGCTGTAAGCAACTGGGTTACCGTTTGTTACTTTTACATAACTCATAGTGTAAATCCTAATGTTGAGGCACAGGCGTTATTTGCGGGTGAAAGACTGCCAACAGAAGTACCAGAAGAAATAGTGTCAATTTTGTAATACAGGACACTATGGTTACTGCTATCGTTAGAAGGTTGCTCTATTGCTTTCGTAAATCCAGTAGGTGTGTTGTAACTTCCGCCAGAAGTATTTCTATCAGAATAAGCAACAACTGCTAAATCACAAGCAACCGGAACATTAGGAACAGAGCCTCCTGTAGCATTAGTAGTAGACTGCGTAGGAAAAGCTCCAACATTCCTAAAAAACATAGCCGCTACAGTAGGGTCATTAGGAGTACCCCCGGTTTTGTGCATACTTATTGTACCGTCTGATACCTGTGTTGCATCTAAAAAATCGTACCAAAGCAAAAAGACAGGGTTATTTGAAGTAGGAGAGTTGCCAGTATCATAAATAGCTGAAGGGTTGCTATCTCCACCTACTTCCACGTATAGGTTAGTATGACCTCTGTTTGCGCCTAGCAAAATAACACACAGATCTCCTACCGCAACACCAGAAGGCATAGAAACTGAATAAGCAAAGCTCATAAAATTATCGTCAGGAGAACTGTTTGTGCCAACAGCTCCGATAAATTCTATTCCTCCGGGGCTTGTTTGTCTTAACAGGTGACTACGAAGCATTACGCAGCACCTACAAACGCACCGTAAAGCGTTCCATTAACGTGCCACAGTTCAATAACATTGTAGCCACTGGTTTCTAGTGTTGGAGCAGAACCTCCTACCCAAGTAGTCGTAGGCCACGTAATTGTATATCCAGCGCCATCGTCAATCATCAACGTAACAAACTCACCGTTTGCTAGTGATTCTGTAAACGTAGTGTTTGCACCTAATGTCTTGTACTGAATCGTACCATTAGAAGGATCTATGGCTGTTCCTGTTAGGCTGTACTGCTTTTCTTCAATGGCGTTAGAAAACTTTACTGTTCCGGCAGCATCAATACGCATACGCTCAGTAGCAAGTGTCTTAAATGCAATATGACGATAAAGACTACTACC